AAAGGAATTGGAAACAATGGGTATTTTGGATAAGGGACGCCAAGCCGGAGGCGGCGGAACGGTTCCCCCGGCGGGCGGTTCCGGCGGTGGTGGCGGAATAACCATTGACATAACGGGCGCAAAAACCCGTGTCGAGGCTTACGAAGCAATCGCCGCAAACCTTATGGCGCAGGGTTTAACGGCGGGTTCCGAAAAGTTCGACGCCGCAATGAAACAGGCATGGCAGGACAACAATATTGCCGCATTGCCGGAAAAGTAAACAATCACGGGTAAAGGGTAAACCCGCATTTAATAACAATTAAGTTTTTAACATTATGTCATTAGTAGCAACAAGATTGCAAAATTGGCGGATTGAAAACCCGGAATTAGACCGTAATATGACCCGCCCGTGTGAGTATGGCGCATTGGATTTTTTCATTGAGCAAACCAACGCCCCGTCCTCAATCATTAACCCCAATTTGCGTGACCGTGCGTTTGCGTCCATTGGTAACACGGTACAAGTACCCGTTATCAATTACGACGGCGATGTACAGGTTAGCAATGTCCGTTCGTGCGTTATCGCTGACGATGAGAATACGTCCGCATTGGTAACGGTTGTTTGGGCGACTTATGCCATTGGCTTTACAATGGTTCCCGCCGCCTACATGAACAACGAAATTTCCTATGAACACGACTTTTTGCGCAAAATGGAAAAGACGTGCCGGGCTTTGGCGGACAAATTGGACGTCGGAGCCGTTGCCGCATTGGAAGCAAACAAAACACAGGTGTTCAAAACGTTGCTTAATTACACGGAGTCGGGCAATGTGGTACAGGTTCCAACCCAAATGGCGACCGAGATTTTGGGCGATATTAACCCGATTATGCGGGCTAACTGTTACCCGGAATATATCCATATTATCGCCAACGCCGGGGTTGATAGCCTTATACGTAAACTTGCACAACATGGCGTTTACAACGACGTAAACAAGCGCATGGAGTACGACAACAAGGTTTTACATTACACGAACAACGTAACCGACGAAGCGGGCAAAATGGGAACCATGTTTGCCGTTGCTGACGGTAATGTTGGTATCCTTACACGTGTTGACCGTGAGGCATTGCGCCGCACCCGTGCGAATTTCCACGAATGGGACGTTGTACGTTTGCCGTACATTGATTTGCCCGTTGGTTCGCACTATTATACCGCCGTTGGCGACCAATCCGCAATCATGGGCGACGCAACCGCCGATTTGACGTGTGCGGTTAAGGAGTATTTCGGATTTTCCGTTGACGTGGCGTATATGGTTGCTTATAACAGCAACCCGACCACGATTGCCAACCCGATTATCAAAGCCGAGATTGCCGCCCGCAATCCAAACGAACCGTTGGGTATGCCCGTATATGTAACCAACGCAGCGGAATTTCCCGCCGGAGGTGGCGCATAACGCCGGAGCATAACGAATTGTTAAACCGAGGGGACGGGGTGGTTATCCCCGCCCCCTTATTTATTGCAATCTTAATTCCTAATATGGGAACAACGTGTTATATTTGCAATATGGAAAAATGGAAAGAAATTAAAGGTTATGAAAGTTTGTACCAAATCAGTAGCAGCGGAAGAGTTAAAAGCTTATATCGTGTAGATAGATTAGGCAGAGTTTATAACGAACGTATATTAGTTCCTGAAGTTACAAAAAAAGGTTATTTACGTGTTTCATTAGGAAATAGGAAAGATGGATTTAAAAAAATAATGGTTCATAGATTAGTTGCGGCGGCTTTTATTCCGAACCCGGACAATTTGCCGCAAGTCAATCACAAGGACGAAAACAAGTCGAACAATCACGTTAATAATTTGGAATGGTGTGATAACACATATAATCAAAATTTTGGCACGCGTAATTATAGAGCTAATAAACATAAAAATAAACGGATTGCTCAATTTGATATACTGAGTAATAAAATTGCAGAATATGATAGTATAAAAATTGCAGCAAGTAAAATGGGTATTAATGTCAGTCAGTTATCAAGGCACTTAAACAATAAACCAACCAAAAACGTAAGAGGTAAATTTTATTATTCTCATAGTGTTGGAGGTTATAAATGGGCGTTTTTATGATAAGAATAAATGAAATATGCGAAGCGTTAAAGAATGTGTGCGGGTGGGAGCAATCATACGACCCGGCAAAGGCGATAGACGACAATTTAACGCAGACGGAAAGCGGGTTGTATTTTCAAGGTGCGCACCCCCTTGTTACTTTGGATAATGTCCGGGCAATCGTCCCGGATGATTTCGTTTTTCAATATCCGGTTTGGAATATGATAAGGGAATACAAAGCCGGGGCAAAGGTTCGACACAACAACAAAGTTTGGATTGCGGCACGGGACAACCAAAACGAGGAACCGACCGAAAGCGATTTTAACGACGATTACAACGACGATTACGGCAACCCCTATTGGCAACCGTACAATTTCATTTCCGATTATTTGGAGCGGTTGACCCGTAACGGTATTGCGCAAATGGTACAAACATTCACGCAGATAAAGGGATTGGATAAGGAAACAAAGAACCTGTTGGAGCGGCGCACGTTCTTTGACGGTGCGGGACGTATCCGGGCGACGTTGCCGAATAATCATAAATTAGTCGGGTTTGAAATTGTCCCGGTTCGTTCTATGGGCGTAACAATGAAAATCGAGCAAATCGGGTTGCAAATGACGGGCGCAACCGGGGTTGTTCGTATGTATCTTTTCCATTCGTCCCAAATTGACCCGATAAAGACGTTTGATTTGAATTTTACGCAGACAAACGGCGGTTTTCAATGGTTCCCGTTGAAAGATTGTTATTTGCCGTATATCAGTACCGGAAACAACGCCGGGGGGTCGTGGTTCCTTTGTTACAACCAAAACGATTTGCCCGCCGGGATGCAGGCAATTAACATGACAAAGGATTGGAGCCGGGAGCCGTGCGGGACGTGTACGGGTTACGTTGATTTGGAGCGTTGGCGGGAAATAACCAAGTATTTACAGGTATCCCCGTTTATGATGAACGCCCCGGAAACATTCGACGAATACCCGGAGTTGTGGGATATTGCGTTGACGATGTACACCAATACGCAGAATTACGGGTTGAATTGCGAAATAACCGTTGGTTGCGACCTAACGGATTTTATCATTAAGGAAAGGCAAATTTTCCAAACGGTTATCCAACGACAGGTCGCCGCAATCATGTTGCGCACGTTGGCAATGAACCCCGATGTTAAGGTAAACCGGAACCAAGTAAACGCAACCCGGTTGGAAATTCTTTACGAATTGGACGGCAACGTTGAGGGTCGCCCCGGCGGTTTGGGTTATGACCTTAAAAAAGCATACGAGGCGTTGCGGTTGGATACGCAGGGTATCGACCGTATTTGCCTTACTTGTAATAACCACGGTGTAAAATACCGGACAACGTAAGATTATGGCGGGGTTAAAGTCAATACAGGATTTACGCAACCGGGTTGCCACGTTCAACAACGGGTTATCGTCCGGCGCATACATTCAACAAATCATTTGGGACAATGACGCCTATATTGTTGATATGAATGCCGAGGAACAATTGTTTGAACAAGGTATTAACCGTTTGGGCGTGGATATTATGGATTACGCCCCGTATTCGCCGTTGACGATAGCCATAAAGGAGGAAAAGGGACAACCGACAAACCGGGTAACGTTACGGGATACCGGGGATTTTGAAGCGTCGTTTTTTTTGGAAGTCGGCGACAAACAGTTTGAAATAAAAGCGTCGGATTTCAAAACGGAGGACTTAATAAAAAAGTACGGGCGGCAAATATTGGGATTGACGAACGAAAATATTGCGGCGTTGATTTGGCAATATATATTCCCGGACTTAATGAAGAAAGCAAAAAACGTATTATATGGCAACGAATAAGAGAACAACCCCTATTATCCCCAACCCGGTTTTAATCGACCGGGTTTTGGGGAACATACAAACCGGGTTAATGGATAACGTCGATTGGTTGGACGTCGCATTTGGGCGGGCGCAACGTATCGCCAAAGTGATACAGGGCAAACGCTATTATACCCCGAACGTATATGCGGGCGGGACGGAATGGAGAGGCGACAACGATTATATCGACGTTTCCCCGGATGCCAATATTGGCAATTTTTCGTTCTTTTGGATAGACGACCCGCAAACGGTCGGTTGGGTTCCCAAAGAGCAAAGCGAGATTAAAGCCCCGTTTTCCCTTATTGTTTGGTTCGATTTGCGCAAGGTTTACCCCGGTCAACTCAACAACCGGAATACCGAGGCATTGAAGAACGAAATATTGACCGTCCTAAATGGCGGTTTTTGGCTGAAAGACGGGACGATTGTAATAAACCGGATTTATGAGTTGGCGGAAAACGTGTACCGTGGGTTTACGTTGGACGAAATAGATAATCAATTTTTAATGCACCCGTTCGGCGGTTTTCGCTTTGAGGGTGTATTGTCAGTTAATCAACCTTGTAACATTTAACGATATGGTAACTTTCATTATTTGGGTTTTGGTCGTGGCAACCGTGGCGGCGTTCCTGTTGACCCTGTTAAAAAAGTGGGGCGTTATTGAGTACGTCCAAGTTCACGGCAACGACTTTTTTGTTAAGATGTTCAATTGCGGCTTTTGCTTATCATGGTGGGCGGGGGTTGTTTTGTCCGTCCTGTTTGCTATATGCACCGGGAACCCGGCATTGTTATTGGTTCCGTTTTGTTCAACAGTCATAACCCGCATACTCTTATGAAAACGACAAAGATAGGGGAACGGGCGGTTGTGTTGTACGATAGTATCGACGAATTGCCAATTTTGCGATTTCACGCATATAACAAAATGTTGCTTATCGACGCCGGGGTTGGGTCGGATTTGAACGATTGGGATGCGCATATTGAAAAGGCAATCCGGTTTATCCGAAAGGAAAAGCCGGATTTGGCGGAAAAGGAATTGGATAATTTGCGGCAAAACGTTTATTTCGTCCAATCCGCCATATCGCCAAAGTATTTGGCGTTTGCCTGTTTGGTTAAGTCCGTGGACGGAACCGAATACAACGATATGACGGCGGACGGTTTGCAAAAGGTATTGGATTTATTCGCCGATGCACCGAACGCCGAGTTGACCGCCCAATTGGAAGCGGTCAAAAAAAAAATAGATGAAGAATTGCAATTGTATTTTCCTAAACTATTCGACGATGCCACGGTTAAAGAGTATTACGACCAATTGAAGCAACGCACGATGTTAATGTTGGATGCGATAATACAGGGGGACGAAAGCGACAAACGGGCGGAAATAGACCATATTACGACGTTGTTGTTGACTTATACAAAACCCCAATCGTTTAGCGGGTCGGATAGCATGGAAATACAATACGACAAGCAGTTTGAAAATATGTGTTTGATGTTGTCCCAACATTTGCACGTAAACCCAAAATCGTTTACCGTATTGGAGTATTACAACGCATTTGAGTACATTAAACAGGCGACAAAGCCAAAGAACCCGAAAGCGGGGCGAAATTAGCCCGTTTCCGGCGTTGTTTGGTTCCGAAGGGTAAATTGTATTACCGAGAAAAGAAAATTGAAATACGGACAAATTTCTCGAAAATAACAAAGTAATAATTGGCGTTATGACAGACAATAACAACCCGATAAAATATAGTGATTTGGTAAAGCCGGATAATTCGATTACCGACCTTATCAACCAATTAGACCAACTTTCCGACGCCTATATGAATACTCTTAAAAATATTAAGAGTGAGGCGTTAACCGTTCGGGCGGCGTTGGCGGGCGTATCCGGTGCGACCGAGAGCGGGCGGGCGACCATTAAGGGCGCAACAACCGATACCGACCGTTTGACCCGTGCGGCACGGGATTTGGCATTTGCGGAAAGCGAGAACGCAAAACGGTTGGCGGAATTGAAGCAAGCCCAAAAGGAGGCAAACGAGTTGAACAAATTAACGACCCGGTTAAATCAGTCCGCCGAGGGTTCATATAATCGTTTGTCCGCCCAATATTCGATTAATAAAATATACCTCAATAACATGACGGTTGAGGAAAGGGAGGCAACCGAAGAGGGGCGCAAATTGGTTGCTGAAACAAAAGCGATTTACGAGGAAATGAAGCGGTTACAAGAAGCGACTGGGAAAACGTCGTTAAACGTAGGTAACTATTCCGATGCCGCCAAAGGTTTAACGACCCAAATAGAGAACCAAACGAAACAATTAGCATTGTTACGATTGGAGGGCAAACAAGGAACCGCCGAATATCAGCAATTGAGCAAAGAAACCGCAATATTGCGGGATGCGGTCAAGGATGCGACCGCCGAGATTACCCGCATGGCGTCCGATACGTCTAATTTAGACGCCGTATTGAGTTTTGCGGCGGG